GGCGCAGGCGGCTGCGATGCCGGCCTCCATCCGGTTGAGCACGTCGGGCAGGCTGACTTTCATGCCGGTGACGAAATGCTGTTTCACATACTTCATGGTGTACCTCCGTTACAAAGTCGTGTCATCCAAAACGGTGTCGCCCAGGGTGTCCTCTCCGGTGTCAGCGGTCGAGGCCGAGGGTCCCAGCAGCTCCACCTGCATCTGGATGCCGCCCTCGGGGACGTTCTCGGCCCAGAAGGTGATGGTGCCGCCGCCGGTCTCGCAGACGCCTGCAAGCCCCGCCGTGACGGCCACGGTATAGGTCTCGGGGCTTGGCACCGCCGAGGGGACGGTGGCTGCCCTCGCGGCCCGCAGGGCGGCGGTCTGCTTGTAGGCGTAGCCGGGTACGTCGGTGCATTCGGCCCAGCCGTCCGCCGTCAGGGTCACGGGCCAGATGCCGAGATAGCCGCCGCTGTAGCTGGCCAGCAACTTGTCGCAAAGCTTGGCGGTCTCTTTGGCCTTGGCCAATGCCTGTGCGCCCAGCTCGTCCATGGGGATGCCGGTGACGCCGTCCCGCATGAGGCCGCAGAGGGCTTCGTCGGTGCGGGTATCGGTGAGGGATGCGGCAGTGATCTCTGCACTGCCGGCCTGAACGGAGATCTCACACAGACACAGCTCATAGATGAAGTGCGTCCGGATCAGCTCTGGTGCAGTGGGTTCGGCCTTCGGAGTGCCGGGCTTGAGCTTCAGAGCCGTCAGATTGGCATTGGCATCAAACTGGAGCACTACCCGGTCGATGCGGGGCAGCATATCGTCTGCGTCGGGTACCGTCAGCGTGCTGCGCTCCCGGGCGCAGACAGAGATGCCCTTGAAGTCGTCGTAGTTGATCCACGCGAGACCGGGGGAGACGGTGATCTCCCGGGGGCCGCTGACGGTCACAGCAAAGTTTGAATCGCGAGAGTAGACGCCGGAGGTGCGGGTGCACAGATAAGCGGCCACATCTTCGGCACTGTAAGTCACCCCGTCGAGGGGGTATGTCACAAGCTTCATGTTCTTCTCCTGATGATAGGTGTTCCAATCTCGGTGGAGACGCTGTTCTCGCCCTTCTGGGATGTCAGGGTGATGGACGTGATGCGGGCGGCAGCCTGAATGTCGGTACCCGGCAGGCTCGCGGCGACGACTTTGCCCACCATGACCTCATCCGTAGGGGTAAAGCGGAAATTCTCAAGCCGAGTGTGCTTGGCCAGCTCCTGCGTGCCGAGGGCTTTCAGGCTTTCGAGGTAGTCGCTCTGGGTCTGGCTGCTGCTTCTGGTGCGGCTGGCGGCATCCACCACCAGCTCACGCCGGGCGATTCCTGCTGCACTCTCTGCGCCCACCGTGACGGTGGCGTCGCCGCCTACCACGATCACCACATTCTTATAATCGGCCGTGCTCTCGGTGTAGGTCAGGTTGGTAAGGTTGCCGTACTGGGGCGCATAGCGGGCGTTCCGGTCCAGCAGAGGGCGGTACAGCTCGAACAGCAGCTTTTTCTCTGCCGGGTCGAACCGGAGCCGGAAGCCGATGTCCAGCTCCTGACATACCTGCTCGGCCACATCCAGCAGACTGCCGGGTGCGGCCTCGCCGGTGTAGGTGTCGGTGATCTCGGCCAGGTCGCCGAGCTCGACGCCGGGCCACGGCTCCATGGCCGTGACCAGCTGGCGGAGCGTCGTCTCTGCCGAAAAATTCTTCAGGGTCCGGAGACTGCTGCGCTCGTCGAGGATGTAGGCTGCGTCGCGGGCAGAGACCACAAGGCGGTGGTCGGAGGTCTGGGCGGAGCATATCCGCATGAGGTGCTCGCTGCCTACCAGCCATAGATACCGGTCGGGGCGGCAGAGGGCCTGCAGGCTGGTAGATTCATGAAGCTCCAGCTGCGCCCCCTGCACGTTCTTGTAGGTGTTGTACCGCTCCGGCCAGACCAGCGACACCCAGCTCTCGATTCGCCCCAGAAGCTTCAGCTCGGGGCCATAGACAAAGATCGTCTTTGTACCGCTGGCAGTCAGGGCAGATGCTTTTTCGCCGCTCATGAGTTCTCCTCCACTACAAGAGATGCATACGCTGCGCTGAAGCTCAGGGTCAGATAGAGCGCCGTCATGCCGCTGTCGGCAGTGCGTGTCCATGCCCGTGTGCCGTGACGCAGCGTCCAGAGGGTGCTGCTCTCATCCAGCAGCTCGAAGGCATTGAAGGTCTCGCCGTCGATGATCTGGTCGATGCGCAGCCGCCCGTCCTCCCGCCAGAGCCGAATGACGTCGCCGTCCTGCATCTCGGTGAGAAAACGAAGATACTCTCCGGTAGCAAGATCCCGCACGCCGGGGTTTCGTACGACGCCCTGAGCAGTCAGCGTCAGCACAAAATCCTGCGTGTCCGGGCCGGGGTTACTGAGCTTGAGAAAATCCGACTGGATGCGCAGACCGAACTGGTGGGTGCTATAGCAGACGGGCAGCCGGAACGCAGGCTGCGTATAGAACAGCGAAGCGCTGGTCTCGGAAACACTGCGCCAGTAGGGATTCGGGCAGTAAAGCTGAAAGCTGAAGGTGGGCCAGAGGTTTGCGGCGCTGATGGCGGGGCAGCGCTGCACTTCGGCGTCGCAGTAGTATTTTCCGGCCACGGTCAGCCGCCCGGTGGCCCCGGGGGTGAAAATATCCCGCAGCTGACGCTTGAGATAGGCGGTATTCCGCAGGATGCGCCCGGTAATGGTGCGGGTCACGCCGGAGATGCTGCGGCTCTCCACAGTGGCACCCACCTGCTGGTAGCCCTGACTGGTCTCCAGCTCCACCGGCAGATCGCCGATGGGGTCGATGCTGTAGAGCACGCCTGCCTTGTAGCCGAAGCTGAAGCTCTGGCCGCTGCTGGCGGTAAAGATGGCATCAAACACCGGCAAGCACCGCCCTTTCCTGTTCGTATCGTGCTTCGCGCATCAGGTCAGCCGCTGTCTGCGCTTTGGAGTAAATATACTGGTTGATCTCATACGAGGGCCGGGGCTTGCGCTCAGGCCGAGCGGTTTCTTTCTCGTAGTCCCACAGCGAGTAGCTGGGGGCGGTGACGGCGCTGCCGGAGCCGGAGCTGCTGTTGGGTGTCTTCACGGAAGATCTGCTGCTGCTCCCCAGCTTCATGGCAATGGCCGCGATGGCCACAGCCAGAGCGACGCCTGCAGCGATGACCATAGCACCCACAGGTAGGCCGATGCCGGTAGCCGAGATGGCCGCACCGATGGACTCCAGCATGGCGACAAAGGCAGAGCCGACCGTGGTGACGAGGGTACCCATCGCGGCGAAGATGGTGGGGAAGGCCGAGAGCAGGTTGCCCGAGAGGGCTGTGCTGATGGCCTTGGCCGCTGTGCCGAGGGGGCCTTTAAGAGCCGCGAAGGTGTCCTGCAGGGTGCCGCTCAGCTGCCCGGCCAGAGAGGCAACGTCGCCAAAGCGGCCGGTGATGCCCTCGAAGAGCTGCTGCCCCAGAGAAGCCGCGCCCTGCGCCAGCCCCTGTGCGCCCTGTCCGAGGACGCCGTTCAGGCCGTCCACCAGCGAGAGGGCGAAATCCCATAGCTGCTGCTTCTCCCTGTCGGTCAGGCCCGAGTAGAGGGCGGATGCCGCCCACTTGCCGATGCCCACCCAGTCGCCGCTCTTTACCGCGTCCCACAGGGTGCCCACCGTGCCGAGGACGCCCTCGTTGGCCCGGTCTTTCAGCTCAGACCAGAGGCCGTCCAGTGTCTTGGCGGCGCTGTCTTTGATGTTCTCGGCCACCTGCTCGGTGCCGTCGGCGGCGATGGTCTTGACGGTCTCCACCGTGCGGAGCGCCCCGTCGATGACCTTGTCCTGCGTCTGGGTGATAACGCGCTGCTGTTCGGTGGTGCCGTCCGCGAGAGTTTTTGTCACGGTCTGGGTGGTGGTCTTGATGCCGTCCACAATAGCCGTGCTGCTGGCGGTCACGGTGCTCACCACGTCCCGCACGGTCTCCATGGTCTGGCTGACCGTCCGCTTGCCGTCCGCCGCGATGGTCTCCACGGTCTTTACATTCTTGAGGACGCCGTCCACCATCTCGCGGCTGGTGGAGGTGATGGTCTGCTTCTGCTGGGTGGTGCCGTTGGACAGCTCCTCGTTGATGGTCTGGATGGTGCGCTTGGTGTTCCCGACGACCTCATAGGCTGTGTCGCTGTAGGAGTTCACCACCGAGGCGGCAGTCTTTGCGGCAGAGCCGGCCTTTTGGGCCGCTGCCGTCGCAGCGTTGCCGGACTTGGTGTAGGCCGGGATGGTGTCCTCGACCTGCTTTGCAAGGTTCTGCATCCTGAATGCATTGACCTCGGCCTTATCCACCACATCGTCACTGAGGGTCCAGTCGGTGTCAGGCTGTGCAGCGGTCTTAGCGACCTGAATGCCGGCGGTGGCGATGGTCGCCGCCGTGCCGGTGCCGTTCAGGCCGCTGATAAAGCTCTGAATGAGATTCTTGCCCCACTGGACGGCCTGAGAAGGCAGGGACTTTATCCAGCTGATCGCGCCGGAGATGCCCTGCTGCATGGCCTGTGTCACAGACGACGCCATGCTTTTGATGCCGCTGGCCAGCCCCTTCAGGATGTTTGCCCCGAGATCCAGCCAGTTGAAGGCGGAGATCACCGAGACGATGGCCTCCACGATCTTGCCCAGATTCTGGATGATGAGAGGGATGCTGTCGATAAGACCTTTGCCCAGCTGCACCATGAGGCCGACCGCACCGGCTAAAATTTTCGGTACATTGTCGTTGATGAGGCCCGCGATATTGATGACAATATCGGGGATGTAGGCGAAGAGCTGCGGCAGGCCCTCCACCAGCCCGTTTGCAAGGCTGAGGATGAGGTCGATGCCTGCCGAGACAAAATCACCGAAATTCGCTCGCAGCTCTTCGGTGAAGGAGAGGACGGCGGGCAGCGCCTGCGACAAAAAATCCGGGATGCCTGCGGCAAACCCGGATGTGAGATTCTGCAGCAGCTCCGTGCCGGTCTGGAGGATGGCCGGGGCCAGCGCAGCGATGGCCTCCGGGATGCCGCCGACCGCATTGACGACCAGCGGGAGAAGGTTGTCCACCAGATAGGTGCGGGCCGTCTCCGCAAGGGCCTCCAACGAGGGCCGCAGGTCCTCACCCAGCGCCATCTGTCCCAGAACATTCTGGGCGGCAGCCTTCATGGAGGCAAAGGAGCCGGTCAGGGTGGTGGTGGCCTCCCTGGCCGTGGTGCCGGTGATGTCCAGCTCGGTCTGGATGACATGGATGGCGCTGTACATGTCGGCCAGATTGCCCAGATCATACTTCACGCCGGAGATCTTCTCGGCGTCCTTCAGCAGGCGCTGCATCTCAGCCTGCGTGCCGCCGTAGCCGATGCGGAGGTTGTCGAGCATGGTATAGTTCTGCTTCGCAAAGCCCTGATAGGCGTTCTGGATGTCCTGCATCGAGGTACCCATCTTGTTTGCGTTGTCAGACATATCCACCATCGCCATGTTGGCCAGCTGCGCTGCCGCGTCGGTGTCCTGACTGACGCTGGAAAGCAGGCTGGCCGCGAAGCTGGTTGTGGACTTCATGTAGTCGTTGGCCGAAAGTCCGGCGGTCTTGTAGGCCTGTGCGGCGTAGGTCTTGACCTTGTCGGCGCTGTCCTTGAACAGCGTTTCGATGCCGCCGAGGCTCTGCTGGAGAGCGCCGCCCGCGTTGACCGAGTCAGAGATCATCTTCCCAATGGCGGCAGTACCCAGCACCGTTTTGATGGTGCCGACCAACTTGCCGGTGAAGAGCTGTCCGGCAGACTCACCGGCGCGGGCGCTTTCGCCGCCCAGCTCTTCGGCGATTCTGTCCTTGATGCCCTTGGCCGAGGGTACGATCTGGACATAAGCTTTGCCGAGTTCAATGCCGTCTGCCATGTTCAACCTCCTTTCATGGCAGCAAGTGCCGCCTCAAAATCTTCCGGGCTGTCGAAGCTCTGCACATTGCCGGCGTTACCTGTATCGGGATCGGTGAGGGCGGCAAGGATGGAGTCGGGCGGGCGACTGCCGGGGCAGCCGATGAGCCGCCATTCGATGCGGTGCAGAGCATCCACCGCGGCGGCATCCATCAGAGTCTTCTCCGGCAGCTTCTGCCCGGCCAGATGCATCATGCATCGGCTGTCCG